CATTATTTATCTTATATGTTCCATCCTTAAATCTCTGTTTTGTTCCCTTTCTTTTGTCTAAACGATAACTGACAGATTTTCCACACTTCATAATTAACTCACCTAAATCATCTGCCATCTTTTTTGATGAAGTAGAATAGACAAAGCTATCGACAAAGTTTCCTCCCTTCCAATTATTTCCTTTTTTTATAGAACCGTCTCCTAATCTGAATGCGTCTAAAAATATCCTTATATATTTTCCAGACAATTCTTTTATTTCATTTGGGATGAATTTTTCACTTGATTTTCCAAATTTCTCCAAATACTTGCCTAATTTATTATCAATAATAAAGATTTTATCTTTGCCCAAATAAACCTTCCTTACTGGCAAATCTTTTAAATCATCCCACATCTCCAAGAGATATTTTTCTTGAGCAATACTTATCTGAAATCTGCTTTTCTGTTTATTTCTCCTCACAACACTTCCTTCTGATAAAAAGTATCCCATCAGCTTACAAAAGTCCTCTATCTTAAATTCTATTCCGTTTATGTCAATTTTTTTTCTATCTTTTCCTTTCCATTGAGATGATACATAAAATCTAAATTCTGATTTTGGTAAATCTTTTATGTCATCATAAAATTTCGGCTCTACTATTTTTCCTTTCTTTCCTCTATCAACTCTCTTATATCCAAAGAAGGGGTGATTTTCAGAAACTTTCATATCAAATGAATGCTGTTTATTTGTTAGCGATAATATTTTATCAACTTTATATTTTATTGTTTCTTTCACTCTACTCCATTCTAAATCCTTTGTTTCAGGATTTAATGTTAACACTTTTTCTTTTTTCTCAACATCTTTAAATAATTTCCAGCCGTCCTTTGTGTATATTTCTGTTTTTTTATCATAGCAGCGCGCGTGGAGTGGTGGGTATTCTATGTCTTCGTAGTCAAGCTTGGTGTCCATAAAACTATCACCCTTATTGAAATAATTCTTATCTAAGTCAACTATCTTGCCGTTCATTGCCATACATCGTTCACAGGTTCGCTCATCAAAAGCAGTCAACCATTTCTTCCCGCTCACGACCCCTGACTGTTTGTAAGCGTCAACTGTCGCAAAGTTCACCGCCTTTTGTGTTTCGGTTCTGGCAATCAATAATGACCTCTTCTTATCGGCGTCATCAAAAACTTTGTTTATCCTTCTGGCAATCTTGTCCACTCCTTCTCCTTCTTCAATGCCCGCGACGATTTCCGCTTTTATCAATTTATTCGTTGTTTCGTTTACACTTGTGAAATCAAGCAATGGTTTCTGTTTCAGAAATTTTGCCGCTTCAACAGACTCGGCATCATATTCCAATTCTTTGTCAACTTCCTCAATCGCGTGCTGCCCTTCTTCTTTAATTGTGTCAAACATTATAGGCACAAGCAACACTGTAAACTTCTTTGTTTCTTTTTTTACATCAAGCAATATCTTGGGAATGTTTATTTTTAAATCTTTCCAATAGTTATTTACGATTCTCAATTCTTTTTGTGATTTTCTTTTTCCTTGAATTTCTATTTCTTTCTTTTTTAATTTATTCAAGACCTCTTTTTCCTGTCCTTTGAACAAATCCTTTAGTTTCGCAATCATTCTTGCTTCGTGTTTGTCAGCTATCTTTATCTGCTTCTCCCAAAATATCTTTTCCTTTTTTTCATTATCGTTATTTTTTTCAGCTATGCTTTTTTTGATTTGATTTAATCCTTCTAAAACTTTCTTTTTGGTTTTATTTTTGATATCTTTCTTTTTATTCTTCTCTGCTATGAAAGATTTTACAACTATCTTAATATCTTTATCAAACTTCTTTTGAATTTTATTTTCTCTTGCTATCATTCTCTTCATCATTTCTGTGGGGACTTGTTTTCCTTCTTCTCGTAATCCTCCAATTTCCATATTCATTCTTAATACCTTGTCACCGCCTTCAATCGGTTCTAAGTTTTCTAATGCTCGCACTTCGTTAATTGTCATCCATCCACTCTGTCCGAGAGCGGCGACATACTTCTTAACCCTTGCCTCTGAATCTTCGGGGACTGGATCAGTGAAATCAAGATAAAGGTCGTTTCCAAACATCGGAACAAGAAACTCATTCATCTGCTCAACAAGTTTTTTCATCTTCGGACGGATAGTCCACCTTGCGAAAGAGTAAGCCGCCGTCTTGGCGTTCGCGAGATTCACATCGTCTGTGATAGCCACCACTGTCTTTGGCACTCTGAATATTGAAAGTATCTTATCTCTGCTAAACTTCTGTTGTTCAAGAAAGTCCATATCCTTTTGGCTCAGCTGCATTGGAGTATATTTTAGCCCCGCTTCAAATATTGCCAATTTTGACGATTTAGAAAGCCCCCTGTAATTTTTGTCCCATTGTTCCTTTAATCTTTTTATTTGCTCATCTGTTAATTTGCCGTCAGTTGTCAGCACCGCGTCTGGTCTAGCTGAATTGTAAAAGAAATTTCTATTCCATTCCTCTGAATATTTATCAATGTCAAAAGTCCTTCTTACCGCCGACAAAGTTCCACAGCCTCTTAATGGTTTAACTGGATCAGGGTATTTTATAAAAATTATATCTTCTCTTCCAAACTCTAATTTTCCTCCCCCTTCAACACTATAAGTATAACCACCGATTAACTTTTCTCTATCATATTTTATTTCTAATTTGTCTGGACGCAATAAGTATATAGCGATTACCTCTTTTGCTTTGTTTCTCTCTAACAACCAAGGCGCTTCTCCTGCAAGCTCAAGATATTGCTGTGTTGAAGCAAAATGGTCAAATTTGGTCGTGAAATTATTCACTCTGTAAAGTAAGGTGAGAAGGTCGTGTTCAAATATCTCTTCTATCTTGTCGCCTTTTTTTTGGTAGAGGTGTAAATCTATCGTCGCTACCTCGTCGGAAATAGCTGAAACCGCAGAATGAACCCACCCTTCTGCTGATTTTAAATAATCGCTTGACTTCCAAGATGGGGGAACATCCCCAAAAACAGGTCTGTATACGGATAATGGGTTGGATTTAGACCCCCGCCCTTCCGTAACCAGCTCCCTTTTTTTAAAAACAACATTCTTAATTGTGTTTATAATTTTCATACAAAAAAACCGACGGTTATCAGCTGTCGGTTTTTCCTTTATAGCTACCTAAATTATATTACATTATTTATTATTGTCAAGAATATATTTCAATCTCCTATCTCGCCCATCAAAATTTGTTTTTTGGCGGCAATGATATTTATTTTTCGTGTCAAAGTCGTCATTTCATTCTCGGCTTCCAGCGGATGATATAACCAATATTCTAAGTTCCCTATGAAATCACCAGTCATAAGAAATACCTTATTATCCAGCCTGACAACCTCTTTACATTTTTCTAATTTTGTTTCCTGAACTGAGCAATCCATTTTCACTTCTTTTATTTTTTCAACTTCAACAGGCTTCTCTACAATCTTTTCAACTTCAACTTTTTCTTGCGGAGCAATAGCGACTATTACCATTACTCCAACTATCAATGCCCACAAAGGCAATGTTATTGATTTAGTCAAAATCTTTTTTACTTTTTCTTTCATAGTTTTATTTTAAATTATAAATCTATTAAAACTATACTCCCTCTTTAAATTCTTGTCAAGCCCTAATATAACTAAAGTATAGTCATTCTTGGTTCGTTGGCTACTTGATTCATCAATCCCATAATAGTTAAAACACAAGCGTCTGATAAATCATCGTGCGCTTCAACTCCGAAGTTTAAAAGCTGTATCAATAAGTCCTCGCATCCTTTTCTTGGAAACAATACCGTTCCATTTTGAATGTATGTCGCCGCAGTTCTCAATCTTGACCTCTTGTCTGAACTAACTTTTATTCCTTCTGCTGGCAACCCCGCTCTTACCATTTCTTCAACCGCCGCTCTTTGATAGGCAACATCTTCAACCCATAGAGGCGTCAAAATTTGATTTCCTAATGACATACTAATCGCCTTTGCTTTCTCTACTGTCTCGTGTAAGCTGTATCTTTCATTCACAGGATTTGGCATTATATAAATCTTTGGCTGTCCGTCAACCATCGCCAATTTGCCTGACACCATTGCCGTATAATCAGCAGTTTCTTTTTTACTGATAGCCAAATCAATTCCTGTTCCACTGTACAATTCCTTTGGCACGCTATCGTAATATCTAATCCATTCATCCTTGACTTCCTGTCCTTCTTCGGCGACTATTTTCAAAAGATATTCTCTTTGCCAAGCTCGCATATCTCCGACGGACTTCCTTTTTTTCTCAATCGCCTCCATATCTGGATACATCCCTTTCCATAATATTTTCTCGCCATCCATTATTGGATATTCTAACAATACGCCGTCTCTGATACCGTCTTCTAATTGTTTTTTCATTCTCATCATTATGCTATCAGAATGTAGGAGGTTTCCTAATAACACCGCTTTGCCATCGTTGCTCATTGCTGGTAATGCCTCGCCAATCAGCCATTGCCAACTTTTATCCCTCTGCTCCTTCGTCCTCACCATTTCCAAATTTTCTATATCATCCGCGCAAATAAGATCAGGCCTATTCTCTTTGTGCCTAATGCCTCTCATCTTCTGTCCCGTTGATCGTCCAGTTATCCTCGTTCCATATTTTGGCAAGACGATATTGGTAGATGTCCATTCTTCGTTTTTTTCAAACGCCCCCCAGTCGTTTATCAACAGCTTGTTATCTTCAAGTTCTGTTTTGATATTATAAATCTGCAGCTTAGTCTGTAAAAATGTATCTGAAACTACCACAGGAAATTTTGCTCTGCCAGTTACCACCGACCAAATAACAAAGGCGGTATTCGCCATAGCGCTTTTCGCGCTTCCCCTAAATGCCAATATCTCCAAGAACTTTACCGAATCGTCTTGCAATTTCTCACATATTTCTCTTTGGAAGTCGGCAGATGGTCTTGTAATATAATGCGAAAAATATATGTAAAAGAACCAAAAGAAATTCTTTTCTACAAGACGTATTCTGAAATTCTCATCATTTATTATCTTCTTCTTTAGGTCTTGCATATTCTATTGCTTTTTTAATCAATGCCTCTTCCTCTTCGTTAAGTTTTTTATTTACGTCTATCTCTCCTATTTTTCTTGAAAATAATCCAGAATCAAATTTAACATTGAATAATGTTTTCTTGATCTCGATTAAATTTTTGATAGCTCTTGCTTTATCTGCTGTTGTTATAACTACTTCTGTCTCCACAATTTCTCCTTTTTCATTTTTTGTTTTTATTTTTCTAACATTATCAGTAATTGTCCTCCAACACTCTAACGCCAATGCTTCATACTCGGCTTCAATTTTCGCCAATTCTCCTTCTATTTTTTGACTGTCTACTCTTTCAAGATTTTCTCTTTGAACTTTCTTTTTTAATTTCCACGCTGTCTTATTGTTAATATCCAAAATCTTAGCCAATTCATATTTACTGGCATTCGGTTTTCTCACCAAAACTGATCTTACTTTATTTTTCATTTCCTCTGTGTATTCTTTTGTCCATTTTGCCATATTTTTATAGTCCTTATTGGTGTATTATCTGTTTAATAACATTTTTAAAGTTATACTTCTTTGTTGCCCAATTATACGCCTTGTTAGCTAAATATTCTCTCTCTTCATTATTTTCTAATAACCTATTTATTTTATCAATAAAGTTATCTTTATCTACTGGGCAAACTACTTCTCTTGGTATAAAACTATAGGGATATACTAATTTTTCGTTACAAACCATTATACATTTAAAAAACATTGGCTCAATAGTTGCTCTATTGTAATGTCCATAATACTTTTCTGATTGTCCTGTGAAATCTACTGCTATCTTAGCTTTCTTATACATATCTTTTATTTCATTTGGCGATCTAAATCCTTTATATTCAACATTCTTAGGAAGTTTATCTTTTAAATTATAATATTCTCTTCCTCCTCCAAACATAACAACTTTTCCGTTTATTCTATCAGCATTTTCTACAAACCTTTTAATACCCTTCCACCCTCTCCATTGATGAGCCCAAATAACAATATTTTCCTTATGTTCATTGTAATATTCATTAAAACTAAACGGATGTATTACTAATTCTGTATTTATTCCTTTTTCTTTCTTGAGATATTTTCTCACTGCCTCATTCGTTGCATAAAACTTATAAACATATTTCATTGCTTTATCAAAATGTCTATAAAAATCATTCCAATATACATCTGAAATGACAACAATGTGTCTTTTCTTTATAAATTTATATACTGCTAACCAACCATTATCCTTGTGTAAACAAGCTGTTGTGTGAAATAAAATGTCATAATTGTTTAAAAAATTCAAAGTCATTTTCAAATTCTTTTTTTTCACACTTAATTCTATCCCTTTTATTTTTAACAATTTTTCTGTTGTCTCTATTTCTTGTTTATCTATTTTGAATGCTCTATCTTTGTTTGTTAATATTATAATATCGCTATCAATATTGCTTTTTGTTAAAATTTTTTTTGTTTCAACTGCGTGGGTAGCTATTCCTCCTAATTGACTTAATTCCCAAACTATTATTGCCACTTTCATTTTCTCTTTTTGTTATAGAAATAAACATAATGCCCATTTTTATCTTTGCCTTTTGCTTTTATCTGTCCATCTAAAAAATTCTGTATATTGTTTGACCATTTTAAATCATCCCACCCTTTTAAGAAATAATCCCAATAACTCATACGCTTCATCTTTCCTCTTTTTCTGTTGTTCCCAAGATTCATAAAATTCTCTAATTTACATTCTTGCCTGAAACGCTTCTCATTTTTACCTACTTCCATAGCATCGTCAAATGTAACAAATCCTTTTTCTTTGGCAATATTTACCAATTTAACATATTGCATTTTTGCATAATTATTCAACTTATCCCAACTATCCAATATCCCACAACAACTTGATGTTCCTTCTGTCCATCCTTTAAATGACACGTCACTAAATACTGGTTTTACCCCATACTTATGACATAAATCAACAAATTTCTTAGCCCAAACTTTTTTTATTCTGTAATCTAGTCTGACATATCCTTGATATTTTCCTTTGAATTTTAAGTAAAACTTCACTATATCAAAACCTACTGCCTTGCTCAAATCGATGTAGTTCTGTCTTGTCTCTTTCCTACTTACTGCTCTCCAGTCAAGACAAAAAAATTCAGTAGTAACACTTTCACAACCGACCTCTTTCGCATTTCTTATCAAATCTTCAAGAGTTTTATCTGTAAGCCCTATTATAAACGGGCGCATTCTTAATGTTGTTTTAGTTCCAACTTCATTTAACTTTTTTAATACTTCAAATCTTCTTTTTGGACTTGGTACCCCTTTCTCTACAATTCTTGCTTTTTCCTCGTCCATAGTTATTATACTTGCTTTATAATGCCATAAGTCGCCAGCTTTCTTAAACTCATTTAAATACCTTTTATCTCTCAAAATTAAATCGCCTTTGCTACTAAAACTTAGCGGATATTTAATCTCATTGAAAAATTTCATTAACTCTAATCCTACTCCATATCTTTCTTCTACTGGACAAAATGGATCTGAAAGTCCTCCCCATTGCATCGGTATTTTTTTTCTTATGTAATCACTGTATGGAGCTTTCTTTTTGAAAGTAAAAATTTTTTTAATTTCCTCAACATCTACAGCTTTTATTTTCTTTTTATCATAATTTTTCTTCGCTGGTCCTGTTCCTCTAATATATTGACTAAAACAATAACAACAATTAAAAAAGCAAATACTATATTGATCAAAAGTCAAAGGCATTGAACATTCCAAAATTTCACTTGTTATTCTTGGACTATTGTATTTCTCTAATTTATCCATTATTTTTTGTTAATTCTACCAACTTGTCTATGTCTAATTCCCCTTTTCTTGGTGTTTTGAATTTTTCTTTGATAACTTTCCATTGATCCATATTCCTGACATAAAACGCTATCTTGTCTTTTTTAACAACTACTTGTGGATTTTCTACTGGCACTTCAATACTTTCATTTCTTTCAAACATCTTTTCTATCGCTTCTTCATCATATGGATCAACTTTCTCTTTGTTGTCGTCATAAATCAAATCATATTGCACATTTAACATCTCTATTTCATCCTTATCAAATCCTGTAATGGCTATTTCAGGATATTCAGATACCTCTTTTATCAATTTCGCTAATTTTCTTTCATTCCAATTTCCGACTATCCTGTTCAGCGCCAAGTTTAGTATCTTTTCTTTTTTCTTGTCCAAATCAACAATTATACACGGAGCTTCCTCCATCTTCAACTCCTCCATTGCTTTCACTCTTTGGTGTCCCCCTATAATCGTTAAATCTTTGTTTATAACTACTGGTTCTACCAACCCAAACTCCTTTATGGAGTTTTTTAGCTTCTCTATTTCTTCACTATTCATTGCTCTCGGGTTATATTCCGCTCCTTTTAATTCTTCAATTTTAATACTTTTTATTTCCATATACTTTTTGTAAATTTATAAAATATTTAATGTATTTTTTATTGTCTTTTCCAAATCTTGCTACCAACCAACCTGTACTATCCACAGAATACCAATCATATTTTTCTAATAACCATTTTGCTGTCATTCCAAATCCGTGTATTTTGGCTTCTTTATTTATTATCTTTCTGACAAAAAAACATTTGTCCAACCACTCTCTTAATATACTCTTTTTTTTACTATATGGCACCATGCCTCCCAATGCAATATAATTATAATTTTTTAGCATATCAATTAGTATCTTTACTGGCTCTCCTATGTGATAACATGGTAACGGGCTCAATCCTTTACTTTCCAT